TCAATCCACGCACCCGCGCAGGGTGCGACTCCGCAAGTTGTGTGATCATCCTTGCCTGTTCATGGATCTTTCAATCCACGCACCCGCGCAGGGTGCGACAGCGTTTTTTTGTCCGCGCACGTTGTCTTCCTGTTCTTTCAATCCACGCACCCGCGCAGGGTGCGACGAGCCGACTTTCACGCCCTCCGCCCTCGACGCAAACTTTCAATCCACGCACCCGCGCAGGGTGCGACGGCACGTTGCGGGAATATCCGAAATTCGAACCGCTCTTTCAATCCACGCACCCGCGCAGGGTGCGACTCTGCTCCTGCAGTCTCGACCGCCTGTCCTCGTTGAACGTGGCGTCGTATGCTTTTTTCAGCCGCTCGAGCTTCTGCTGCTGGATCTCGATCCGGGCGTTCACGTTGTCCAGTGTTTGGGTGAGATGCCCGATTTTTTCGCGGGTCAGCGCGATTTTCTCCATCTCAGCCGCGGTCTTCTTGCTCTCCGCCCCCAAGTCGGAAAACTCTTGTTTGACCGCCCGGATTTCGCGCTTCATCTGGTTCGTTTCAGCAACAAGACGCGCCCTCAGTTCGCCAATTTCAACAGCCATATCATCCACCCGCCTTCATACGCGCAAGCAACTCTTGATATTGTTCCTCTGCCGACTTCTGTGGCTCAGGCGGCGGTTTCGGCAGCCGGTTTCTATACCGCTCCCAGATCGAATTCTTGGCCTTCTGATCCGTCACATGCGGGAAGACCGTGGCATCCAGCAGTTCAAACCATTCTCGCGCCTTCATCTCGTTCCGAATCTTGAGCAATTCAGGCAGATCAACCCACGCATACTCGTTCTCGATCTCCTGCGGAGTCTTGCCCAGTGCGACAGCGCAGCGCCGAACGAACTCATCCGGGGTTATACGCTGGCCTGATCCATCCGCTTGATGATGCTCTCCACGAACTGCCGGGCCAGCGGCGGGATCAGGCCGTTCAAGTTTCCCAGCGCCCGATTCATGTCGTTCTTTTCCCACGTCAGCCGCAGGAAGTTCGTGCATTCCGCGAGGCTCGCATGCTCGTCCAAATACTCAAGTGGCAGATCACTCAGGATCGACGTCAGTTCGTAGATTTCATCTATTGCAACGTCAGCGGCCGCCACGATATAGACCGCGCGCTCGTTTTCAGGAGTCAGGAACAATTTCACAAGGTAATCGCCAATCGTGCCAATGTGCTCGGTCAGTTTTTTAAGCCGGGCGCGGGTAAGCTTCGGGATTTCAACTTGCTTTTTGCCGAGTTGCACGCGATCAGTTTTGAAGAACGGAAACATGATTGTTCCCCCTTTGGGATAAATGAGAGAGGGGCCTCATGGCCCCTCGTTGTCACGGCGTTGCCGTAGCCGTGATGTCCCCCCAGACATAAAGCAACCCGAACTTGGCCGGGTCCGTGCTCGGATACGCGGCTGCCGTGATATTGAACCGCAGATTGTTGTCGATGGTGTATTGAGCGTTCATGTCGAATTTGACGCCGCACGCTTCGATGTAGATGTAACGGCTCGGATCGGTCACACCGGCCGGCTTGATCACGGCACGCCGGCGCGGCAGTTCTTTGCCCGCGAGGCCGTAGACCTCGTACTTGACCTTATCCGGATCAAGACCATCCACGATCTTGTCCGCGTTCGGGTTGAATTTGACCACCTTTTCGAAATCGATGTCCGGCGTCTCGAAGGTGATTTCCCCAACGATCCCCGTGATGATCGACTTCACCGGCGCCGAGCCGAACTGGTCGACGGTCGGCTCGAAATAGCTGGTCGTCGTCGTGAAGGTAAGGCCACCCTGCGTTACGTCGATGATGATGCCGTCGCTCTCAAGCTCGCCGTCCTCATCGACGCCCCACTCGAAAATGGCGGGGCCGGCGTAAATCTTCGTCACATCAGCCATTTTTTCTCACGCCTCCCTCAGATAGAAAGTGAAATTGGTCGAGAAGATCGGCCGGTCTTCCTCGTCCCGCCCGAGAAAGATCGGGTTGGACTGCGAAGCCAGACACGAAAAAATCTGCACGCTGCCAACCGTGAAGTTGGCCTTGCGGTGCAGGTGTCGAATGAGTGATTTTGCCAACGCCTCAGCGTTTGCCATATTGTACGGATCGCTCTTGTACGGCTTGCCCTTGATGATGATCTGGAACGTCACGCGCTCCGTCGGAACATATGGATGTGGCGCGAAACCGCCGGTACCGAACACGAACAGGCACGGATATTTGTTCGCCGGCAGATTGGCCGGGATGAAGTTCGGGTCCGGGTACACGGTGAGGCCCGCGGACGTGAGGTAGGCAATCAGGTCAGTTGCGAGCATGGAATCACCCCTTCAGTACCCGGGCCATTTCCTCGAAGAACGCCTGCGCGTTCATCTTGACGGCGTTCTCGAGGAACTTCTTGCCCGGCATGTACCCGTTATACGGCCCTTTGCTGCGAGTCTTCTCGCCCGGTGTCATTGGGATGATTTTTCCATCCTTTGTCTCCCGGAATCCCTCATGCTGGACGACGGCGTAATGGTCGACCTCCGGGCTCGTGCCGATGTCGATGTACTTCGTTCCGCCCTCCTGCTGAACATCGCCGGCGTTGATCGCGGCTTCGAGGTCTCCCGAATCGATGGGCGCCAGCCGGCGGCCGTCATGGACGATTTTAGCGCCGAACTTCACCAGCGTCTGGTCGACACCCTCATCAATAGCGCGTTCAATCTCACCCAACGACCTTACGATAGCATCGAGCCCGTCCAGTCGGAACTCGAACTTGTCAGCCATAGACGACCACCTTCTTCACTTCATCGGTCCCGATGTACTTCCTTATCTCGACGTGCCGCACGTGGATCGCGATCGTCTCGCCGAGCGCGTTCACGTATTCGAAAGTATCGTCGAAGCTGACCGCGTTCGGTCCTTCGAGGTGGATCGCATAGGCAACCTGGATTTCCTCGCCGCGGGCGTTCCGGATCAGTTTCTGCTCCTCCACCACCTTCGCGGCCTTCTCGGTGGCGACAGGCGGCAACGGACGGCCCCATTCGTCGGTGCCGGAGTGATAGTGCGTCACCTTTGCCGGGTACCCGAACAGGCTCATATGAGGGCACCGCCGTACTGCGGCGGGTTCGCCGCGGCATCCTCGGCCAGTTCGTCCGCCGTCGGCCCGAGCAGACTGCGCACTTCAGGAGCCACGGCAGGGCGCTCTTCCTTGTCCTTGTATGTGACCGATTCGCCGTTGTCGGACAGTGACTTGACGGCATGCTGCTGGTATTTCAGCACGGGATCGACGCCGTATAGCTCCCAGACGGCCTGATACGCGACGATCTCAACGGTCAGCTCTACGTCCGGATACCAGCGAGCGAGATTGCGCTCCGCCTGTCGAACGGCGACCGTCTGCTTATGTTCGCTCGCTCGGTCCCAGATGTCGGAATCAAGGAGGTTGTCCGCGATCCAATCAGCCACTTGTTGGCGATCCATGGCGATCACCTACTCCTTGTTCGCCGCTTCGATCTCCGCTTTCAGCGTTTCCACGTCCTTCTCGTCCACGCCTTCAATGCCGAGTTCGCTTGCGACCCTGCGGAGCTCTGCAAGTTTCTGCGCTTCTTCAGCGAACTCTGCTTCCTTCTGAGCGATGGCTTCGCGCAGCTTCGCTTCGCCCATTTGGCCGGCCTTCGGAATGCCGAGTTCTTTCGCGCGGGCGCGCAGATACTGCAGTTCAACATCGTGCTTGTCCACGGTCTCGATGATCTCTCCGGCACCTCGGCCGACGATCTCCTGAGCGACGTCCGGCTTCACGCCTTCCACAACGTCACCCGGCCGGCGCCAGATGCCGTCGACCTTCACGACACCAGTGATTTTAACTTTCACGTCGATTCACCCCTCTTTCAAGGAAACAGGGCGCCCGAAGGCGCCCCATCAGATGACCGTCGCCGACATCACCGTGTCGGCATACGGGAAGACCGGGAATGCGAGGTTCACGCCGACCGTGCGCAGGCGCAGCGGATGCTTGCTCGTCAGATCGCGGAATACGTAGATGCCGGCATCCGCGGTCTGCTCGGTCTCGATGCCGCTCAGAAGCTGCTCCGTGGTCGTTGCCCACAGATAGTTCCCGAGAGCGCCATCCGGAATCATGACGAACCGATCTTCCGGCGTCATCCGGACCGTCGAGAACTTCAGGTGGCCGTTCTCGAGTTCATCATGCTCGATGCGTGCCTGCGTGTCGTACTCGATGATCCGCGGCAGGCCGAGGCCATCGAGTACAGCGTTGAGCTGCTGACGATTGAGTTGCGGAGGTTCTGCCGTACCACTCGGATTGCCGAAGTATTGCCGGCGAATCGAGAGGTTCTGCAGGAGGTACGATACGACCCTCCGGCTCGTGAACGCACGCGTCAGCCGCACGCCGCGATCCGCCTGATAGTTCCACCAATTTTGGATGTCCTCGATCGGACGCGAGTTCACGACGTCGGACCACTTGTCCGTACCGGTCAGAACAGGCGTCTGCTCGGTCGTGTATCCCCAGTTCACATTCACACGGACATCGCCTTCGGTGTACTCCACCTTCCCGATGGTCACGGCCTGCATCGCGATCCATTCCTTCCGCGCGCGGATCGCATCGACGCAGTATGCCGCGTCATTCAGTTGTTCGCGGACGATCCGAGCCACTTCTTCGCGACGCAGACCGCCGCCGCGCGTCGCGAGCAGCATGATCCGGATCAGTTTCTCGTCCATCCAGCGGCCGCGCTGGATTTTTGGGATCTCCACGGTCTGCCCCTTCATGCCTTCACGCGAACCATACTTCGTTTCCGTTCCGAGGTGGGCAATTTGCGCCATCACCGGCAGGCGGTTTTGCGCCATGATGACGTCCACCGTCAGCTCGTCCGTTTGCTCAGCCGGGAACAGCAGCGGGTGCAGATAGGCATTCGGAACCTCCAACTTCTGCGCATAGACCAGCAGTTCCTCGCTCGACAGCACATCCTCGAGCAGACCCAGGTCGAAGTCATCGCCCGCGAACGTCTGGAGATCGAGTTTGAGGCGATATTTCTGCTTCATGTTCAAATCAGTCCTTTCCTCTGGGATTACGCGAAGACGATATGCGGCATCTTTTGCCGCAGCGTGTCGTCGACCGGCACCGGTATCCGGGCGGCGATAACCTTCGCGTATTCGTAGCCGCCGACGACGTGGTCGCCGTCTTTGACGTTGACCGTCCGATTCAGGATGACGCTCGGATTGCCGCCGCCGTCCGTCGTCTCGACCACCGTGCCGGACGGTGCCACGGCCGAGAGTGCCGAAACCGTGATCTTGTTCTCGGCGTAGTCGATGGCCGTGATCGTCTTCGTCTCGTTGCCGATCTTGACCTCATCGCCGACGACAAGCCGGCTCGCGTCCTCCAGCTCGATCACCGTGTCCGACGCGGCCGCCCCGGTCTTGACCTTCGTGCCGGTATACGGCCGGAATTTGCCGTTCGTAATCTTCGCCAACGGCATGCCCTTCCGGATGATCTTGTCACCGTTCGGTGCAGCCGTCACCTTCGTCGCATCGATCGTGATGCCGTTGTTCACCGACCGCACGACTTCCAGAGACGCCAGGATTTCGATGTCATCCTGAACGCCGAACGTATCTTTCGGTTGCAGTCGCATGTTTGCGCACCTCCGTCAATCTTTCTTCGGTTGCCACGGGTCATACACACCTTCAGGCGCGGACCCGCGGCTTTGGGCCAGTTTGGCGAAATGTTCGATACGCTTCTTGCGCTCGTCCTGCTGGGAGGATTTGCCGTTGATGTCGGCGCCGAAGCGACCGGACGCAGGCTTCGTTTTCAGCAAGTGAGGTTTGGCCTGCGCCAGCTTCTCCAGCGCTTCCTTCACACCCTCGATCTCGCCCTTGTCGTTCTCCTTCGCTCCGGAGAGATCGGCGAGTTTCAGGGCGTCCTCCCAGTCGGCGAAACCGAGTTCGTTCGCCTGCACTTTGACTTCGGCCGTGAGCAAGCGCTGAAATGCCTTTTCCCGTTCGGCCTTCAGCTTCTCCTCGACGAGTTGCTCGACGTCGACGGGCTGATCGTCCTTTTTGGGTTTGTCGCCCTTGCCCTTTTCGCCGTCGCCTGGCTTCTTCAAGGCAGCTCGCATGGCTTCGACAGAGTCGAAACCGAGCTCCTTCGCGAGAGCCGTCACCGCGTCTTTCTCCGCCCTGGCAACGCGCCTTTGGACAGCAGCGTCCAGTTCGGCCTGGCTGAACATCTTCTCGCCCTTTCCGGGCGAATTGCCGCCGCCGTTGCCACCGTTCCCCCCAGGATCTCCGCCATCGCCTCCCGCGCCATTCTCTCCACCTTCGGCGAAGAGCTGCAGGAAGCC